CCTTGAAAGGAAGCATCATAAATGCGTCACGTATATTTCCGCCTGGTGCGTCGACATCTCTAAATTCGCCAGGTTGAATAGACTGTGCGTCGTCTCTAATTCTTATACCTCTTTGTTTAAATCCAGCAGGTAAATTTGAAAGAGTACCAGCATCAAGTAATTGTCTTAATGCAGCTGTTGCAGTTCTAGATAACCCACCAATCATGTGAATTAAACCAAAACCATAAAAACCTAAACCTGGTAAAAATTTAAAATGTACAAAATATTGAATCTTAGTTTTCTTAGGATCGTTTATTTCATAATTTCTTCTGATAGATAATACTTCTCTAGAATTTTCTTCAATTGTTACAATGTATGGAAGTTTGATTCCAGTGGGCTCACCATCTTGAGGATTAATATCTTCAAAACCTTCTAAATCTAAATTAACGTGACATTCTAATAAATTAAACACATCTTCATTAATTGATTTAGTTTGTCCTTCAAGTTCTTTTTCTTTTTGAGAAACTTCTGACTCTGGAGTATCTCCTGGTTTTAATTCTATGTCTCTGTAGAAACCAGCAACTTGTTGTTTTCTTAATTCATTTTCAGAAATTTGTACTCGATGAATAATTGATTCCGCATCGTCTAATGAGGTAGCCGTGTACGGAACAATTAAATCATCTGCAGGTACGAACTTTGATACAGCTCGTCCTAGTAGATCATCATAGTAAACTTTTTTAAATGACGATCCAGCTAAAGGTAAATAAAATAACATTTGATCAAAGTCTGGTTCATATTCTTTCATTTGATCCATGATTTGATAATTCATAAAATCTTTTACTCTTAAAGATTGTTGTTCTTTCTCTGGAGTTGATAGTCCTAAAATTTGAGTTCTAACGGGACCATCGGCAGGTAATAATTCTTTATAAGCTAAAGCTTGAAACTGAGTTACCGCTTCTGCAAGAACAGGGTGAGTCGCACCAGAAGCTCCTTGAAAAGGTTCTGTTCTATTTTCATATTTAAATCCTAAAAGGTCTAAACCTTCTTTGTAAGTTCTTTCCCATTCTTTTCTAGAATTTTTATAATCTTGATAATTTTGAAAAAGTTGAGAACCAAGTTGTCCTAAAACATCATCAGGTAAATGTTCAGCTAAATTAGCATAATGATTTTCAGCACCTTCAACAGAAGCTATTGCTGGATCATAATTAATATCAACGGATCCATCTTCGTTTTGAAGAATTTCTACAGGGTCCCCCTGTTCAGCCATTTGTTGTTCTTCAACTTGGGCTTCTTGTATTTCTTCAGATGATGGAACGTTTATTGTTTGCTCTACGTTGGGTAGAGACTTGTCTATTTCTGCCATTTATTTTCTCCGCTTGGATTGTTTTAACAGTATTATAACTAATTTTCAAGCCTTGTGGTTGAGGTCCTCTTTTAGGAGGTATTGTCTTTGTTAGCTTATTCATCTACAAAATCATCAGATTCTCTCCAAGCATCATAATCTGCTTCTGCTCTACCTTCTGCTTCAATAACTCTTTGCTCACCTTTAGTAGGTTGTTTTTTCTTAGCTCCTGTTGTCCATTCCTCAAGTTTAGATGTTCCACCTAATACATCATCAATGGTTTCCACAAGTTCTGCATCAAAGTCTACATCATCAGGTCCTGATCTTACAGGAACAGAATCCATAACTGTGAAGTCTCCTGGGTATTTTGTACCATCTTCTAAAACAGTAGGTGGCTCATAATCAATTGCATATCTTTGACCGTATTCATTTTTACCCGATATCTCCCATCTACCGTTTGCGTATTTATTTATTTCTAAATCAGGTAAATTTTTATTTGTTATCTCAACAATGTCTTCGTCAATTTGTTTAAAAACCGTATCGGTATCATCTAAAATTTTAGATGCAAAATTTGGAAACCAGGTTGGCATTTTAGTAGAAGTCTTAGCTAACATTCTTACTGGTTTTGTTTTTTCTAAAATTTTTACTGCATCAACTAAACCTATATGTTTAGCTAAAGCCAAAGCACTTGTGCCACCTACAACAGCCATAAAATCTCTTCTTCCAACTCCTTTATCAGAAAGAACTTCTAAAACTTCATCAATATCTTTTGGATCAATTTTTTTACCTTCTTGTGAATTTCTTAATACTTTGTAAAGTTTGCTTCCGCCATCTTCAATCATTTTTATATAACCAGTTGCTGGTGCAACAAATTCAGCACCTAATTCTAAAACATCACCCATTGCTAAAGCTCCTGGTCTTTTTTCAGCAAGTTCTTTTTCTTGTTTTCTAATTAGACTTTCTAATCCAGTTTTTTCAGAAAGATATTGAGTTGCACTTGGTTGAACTGCTTCACCAAATTTTGCAAGTGTTTCTTTTCTTGGTCCTCTTTGAATAGTTTCCGCAAGAGCTGCACCCGCTGCTACAGGAAATTTAATTGCCATCTCAACTCCAGAACCAAGTCCTTTTAATGTCTTTGCTCCATAGTAAGGCAAGTTTCTTGGATCAAATGCTTGTGCACCTCTGCCTAATTTATCTACTAGACCTGCTTCTGCATAACCAATTCTTCCACCATCAGCCATTCCTTTTATATCTTTAATTAAATTTTCTTGTGCCTGTTGTCGGTCTTCATCATCATAAATACTTTCAATGTTTTGAGAATCTTCGGCAATGGTCTTGGCTGTCTTAACTCCTAACTCAGTTAACAAAGCAGCTTGCCCAACTGGTCCAGCAACAGCCGATATTGTTTCAAGAGGTAATCCAAGGTTTAATAGCAATTGAACTGCTTTTTTTGGACCTTGTTTTTTTATAACAGAAGTTATGAATTCAGATAAAGGTTTATAGCCTCCTGATACAGCTGCTTCTAATTCTAAAGCCACTCTGCCTGAAGTTGTTTTTGGATCATATATTTCAGAAAGAGGTCTATCGTCTGCTAAACCAATTTTTTCAAGCAAAGCTTGATCCATTCTTGTAACTCTTCCTAGAGGAGTAAAAGGTATTCCAACTGCTCTTAAAGTGTTTCCTGCCCCAGCTTTTAAATAGTTTAATAATGCGGAAGCTCCTCCTCCATACATTTTTCTTTGAACACTTCCACCCGTGTTATAATTTTGGGGCACCATTGTTGCGGTTCCTTGTTCTTTAGAACCAATAACAAAAGCATCTTTTAAATCCTCTATCTGTTCTTCAGGAAATTTCATTTTTTTATAAATTTTTTCTAATTGATTAGAATATTGATCAGCTATGTTTGCTTCGTATTGTAGTTTTTGTTCAGCGGTTAGATCGGATAATTTTCTAGCGTTTGGATTTACATCTTGAATATATCCAACTCTATTTGCTGGATTAACTTTATTTAGGTTTGTATACATGTTAGATGAAGTAAAAGTTTCCCCAACGTTAGGTATTTTAATATCTAGCCTTGGAATATTTTTTTCTTGGCCTTTAAAATAAGGATTACTTATTAAATAAGTTTCTCTTTTTTGTTTATTATTAATAATTAAACCTTCTTTGCTTGCTGCTTTTTTTACGTCAGACACTGCTTTATCATGTAAATTATTCATTTCTGTTTTTAAATCTTTTATTTTTTTAATATCTTTGTATGTAAGTTTTTTATTAACAAATTCATTTAGCTCTTTAAAAATACGGTCATGTGAACTTTCATATCCAGTTTTTTGTAAGACTTGTTGGTTAACAATAGGATCTTGAAAAGTTAAAGTATTTATTTTGTTAATATCTGAATTTTTAAATAAATTTGGATATTTGCCTGTTATATTTATTGACATAGGATGGCCTACATCATCTTGACCTAAAAGTTGTTGAGTTGGAAAATTTTCTCCTTGTTTAACACTTCGTAATCTTGCTCGTATCTTTGAAAAATATTTATCTAATTGTTTGTCTAGACGGTTTATATTTTGGAATCTTTTTGGCTGTGTTTGGTTCAATCCAATTATTTTTTTATTTTGAAAATATCTCTCACCTATTTTTTTAGCAGCGTCTTGTATGTCATATTTTTTAATTCCTGCCTTGCCTTCAGAACCTGTTACTGAATAAGATTTAACTTTTAATTTATTTAAGGTGTTAGTTAAATAATCTATTTGTTCTTTTTGAGATTTCAAAGATTTTCCAGGTTTACCTATGTTAAAAATTTTAGCAATATCTTTTGAGAACATAAAACCAGATTGATCTTTAATTTTATCTTTTAAGTAATTTTTATTTGAAAAAACTTTTGTAGTAGTATCACCAAAAGATAAAGCATCTTTTGCTGGAACATATTCTTCTGCTACATTTCCAAGAGTATTAAATTTATACCCTCTTCTCCATGCTAAAGAATTTTGTATTGTCTCTCTAGCTAAACCTAAATCTTTACTAGTTGCGACTAAGTTACTATCAAAATAATTAGTGTTGTATTTATCAATGGCTTTATAAAAATTAATATCGTTATAATTTTTAGTTGAAACGTTTTTTAAAATATATTCTTTTAATTCTTTTTTACCTAATTTATCTATTTTAGGATCTAGGGGTTGAGCTAATTGTTTTTTTGTAAAAGTAACAGCTTTATCAAACCCAGAATCTAAATTTTTTATACCGAATGTTCTTTTTAATTTTTGAATAAGAGCATTATTTTTTCCATCACTTGGGTTATATCCAAGAGCATCATTAGCTGTTTTCCAATTACCACCATGAAATTTATTTACATATTGATTAGCCAAATTTCCAACTGCCGTTTGTTCAACAGAAGATATAGTGGTTTTCGTGCTACCAGCTGGTTTAAAAAATTTTTCTAAATTAGAAGATTTTAAAAAATTTTCAATTGCTTTTCTACCTGCTGTTAAAAGTGGTATTGTTCCCCTGTTATATGCTTGTCTTGCTATTAAACCACCAGTATTAACTTCTTGTCTTTTAATTCCAAATAACTGTTGTGTAGGTGTTTGACCTGTTAGTGGTCTTTCTTCTTGTGGTATGGATTGTCGTCTTAGATAATCTTCATAAGATTCTTGTGATGGATCATACGTGCCCCTTAGTTCATCTCTCAAGGGACCAGGGGACATCATATCAATGACGTCTGCTTTTTGAATAGAATCTTTCTTATCAAGGAACTCATCAACCTTCATGTTCCAAGTTTCTGGTGAA